TAATATTTTATTGGTTGTTCCTTCAACCATATTATCCATATCAAAAGCGTCATCATTTACATTTGTAGGGTCATAAACACTTGCCAACATATCGCCTCCACCAGCAGGTGTGCTAAACTCAACTCCTGTTTCGTCAATTTTTACAGTTACAGCCTTACCTCCTTGACCACTATATGTGCTTGGAGTGTCTAATAACTCTGTTAATCTTATTGGATTTACTGGTGCTGGAGGTTGTGCATCGTTAAACTGAAAATTGATAGTATCTATGTAGCATTTCAATCTAGCACTATTGTAAGGCAACATACTGAACCCTTTTATACTGCTTGTTGTTAGTCTAAAATCTTCAATTGGTATAGATATAACTTGCCATTCATTTAACGTATTTCTATTGAATCCGTATTTGCCATCCTTTACTAATATATAACGACCATTACCAACATTACTAGCATCTTCTAGTCTAAAGTACATTCCGTGCTTGGTTGTCTGAACTTCTGTTACATATATTCTAAAATAGAAATTAGTAACATCAGATACATCAAAAGCAACATCATTTCTAAAATATGCTATAAAAGAACCTGAACCGCTATAATATATAGATTTTGTTCCGCTAAAGGCTACAGCTGTGCTAGATGTATCTATTGCACCTATGTTTATCCCTGTAATATCAAATTCACCACCTGCCGTGCCTAAATCTTCATCGTAAGCTAATTCATTTGTTACAGTAGGGTCTGTTGTAGCTGTTGCAGGAACGGTTATAAATGTTAATTCACTCTGTGTATATAATAGTGTAGGCTTAGATGGGGATGCTGCTGGTGTTCCTTCTACAACCCCTATAAGCCCATCTGTATCTAAATATATTACATCTATTCTAGGATGCGTTGCATCTCCATTATTTAAAGTTACCGTTGTAGGAGTGGCATAATAATATTCTCCATTTACTTCCCCCGGATCTGCTATTACGTGATAATTTAAATTTCCAACATTGGTAACTATTACTTTAGTTATTTCCCCTGTATTTTGGTCTATTAAATCAACTATATCTTGTGCAGTTCCTTCATATCCTCCATTTTTAGTATATTCAGAATCTACAAATTCAGAAGATGCACTCCAATTTAAATTATCAATACCACCTATCAATTGATAATCTTTTCCCTCACTTATAACATAAACCTTCATACCCTCCCATCTTCTATTAGTAGGTATTGCATCCCTATCACTAATAAAGTTAACCTGTCTATTGGTCTCTATAGGTTCATTAAAAGCTCTATCAAATTGAGATATTATTGTGTCTGGCATATTTTTTAACTATTAAATTTAAATCGTACTTCTAACTCTGTAAAATCAGCTAAGGTATAATTTGTTCTTAAAACATTGTAAAGATAACCATTATAAGTAACATCATCCAAATATTGCCAATCAGAAATTATATTCCCTTGTACCGATGTTGTAATTTCTTCAACAACTCCTAAAGCATCCAAATGAATAAAGTATAATGCCAAATCACCTGCATTATCATATTCAACTACTACCGTATTAGGAAATTCGGCTGTATTATATGCTATTATAGGATAACTTTGAAACCCACCTAAACTTGTATTATAATCTAATGGTTTCGCTCCCCAGTAAAAACCATCTGGTTCTCCCAGCGGACAAGCTGTATCATCATATCCAGCTAATTGCCATCTAGTCTGCTCATAAGATTCACTATTAGAATTTACATCTTGTTCTTCATATTCAACAAATCCAGAATTAAGGAATCCAGCCTTTCTACATCTTGTATTTCCAGTAGGTTGCCAATTAGGGTCAGTGTTATTGCCTCCCTCAGTACCTCCATTTGGTAATACATCTGTAAGTAATTCCATTAAAGTAGCACTTTCTACATAATTTTTCTTTTTATTGAATTTGCCTCGTTGCATTATAAACCTTTTACCTGGTAATATATCAAAGGTATATACATCACTAAAATTTAAATTAACACCTTTTATTGTACCCTCAAAAATTCTAAAAGGTTTATAATATTGATTCATAATACTTTTTACCGTAAGTAATCCTAAACTACTATTCTCATATTTATCATCAATAGTATTCCAAAAATTCTTTTGCCCACTTATATTTGATGGAACTATAATATTAGATAAATGTCTAACATCTTGAATATCTCCATTATATATAGTTATAGGGTCAGGCACATATGAATAATAAGGATTCTCATTAGTATATATATAGTCTTGAGTTTTAGCAACTTCGCTTGTACTAGGTATAACTCCTAAAGATACATTTCCTATTTGTAATCTTGGAATATAACCTCCTTTATCTATCCAATTACCTTTTATTACTTTACCTCTACTCCTTGTTAGTTTAGTGTTATATCCTGAAGTGCCAACATATGTTAATAAAGGTTTGTAACTTTTGTTATCCCAGCTTCCAGTTGTTGCTGTTAACCCTTTTATCATAAATGTTAAATTAGCATTTTCAGGTATCTCTAATTCAATTAAATATTTCCTCCACTTATATTCATATTTTTCAAAACCACTATAATCATAGTCGATAAAGTTAAATGTATTCAAGAAAAAACATTCCTCCTCACTCCATTGATAATCTTTTACACCATTTTCTGCTGTGTTTCCATTTCCTAAATAAAGAGTTCTACTAGGATTTTCGTCTGTAGCTGGTATCTCCAAAGTAATTCTAAATAAACATAAATAACCTACCTCATCATCATCTCTAGATGGTTTTAATTTATCCCAATGGCTAAATGTTATTTTATCACCTTTATTAACAGGTATCAATTCTTTGTATAATAATCCATTACCATATCTAGCTGTTTGTGATGTACTATCATCATCTAATGCAGGTTCTTGTATTCCAAATTGTATAGCTTTATTAAATGGAACTCCAATCTCATCTACATCTACACTTTTTAATTTAGGTGGCTTCCAATAAGGTAGAATACCATATCTACTCCAATAGTTAGGTGCACTATAAGTATATATGTTATCAAAATCATAAAAATTACCATTTTGTAACAAATTTACTGGGCTATCTCCATCTCTTACAAATTGATATTCATAATTCATTCTAAATGCCTTATAAACATCACCCATTGCCATTGTATGGTCATTCCCAATCATTGTATCACAAGTAATATTCTGAATACTATTAATGGGTTCTCTACCTAAATAAACAGCTAATGTGTTATATTTATGCCAATATCTTTGAGTATCTCCACTTCCATAGTCTATATCTGCATTTATACTTTTTATTTTCCATACACCTTTTTCTTGATATACTTTAGCTCCGAATATTCTACATAAATTCACTAATACTTCTTCACTATCCCATACCTCACCTACATCTTTCCAATAAGGTATATCTCTTCTATTTGTGTCATTAATATATGTCTTTACATTTACATATGAAGTTGCTAAGGGATCAGATTCTCTTGTGTCTCCTGTTTTAGTCATAGATTTTTCATAACTATCTATGCAAGACCATACACTTATATTTAAATCTAATTTTCTTAGAATTTCAGTAGCTATAAGTATAAAAGGATATTCAAATCCATTGTTATAATCTAAATCTTGAGTTCCATAAGGTAATCCTGTAATATCATCTTTAAAATCAATCGACTTTAAAGTACTCAATCCATCACTAGCTTGTATAGCTGCATAATATTTACCCCCTCTTAACTCATAAGAGAATCCATTTGGAATAACAAAACCTATCCAATCTAAATTGCTATCAATATAATGTTTTACTTGAAATTCTCTTTCATCAGCAGTCCAAAACTCTTCAAAATCCACATCATTTCCAGTGCCAAAAGTCATTAATACTTCTGCTGAACTTGGTCTAATAGGACTAAATTTAAAATCTTCACTACTTTCATAATCTATAATTATAGGTATATCTTGCCCCTCTACTTCTGTTGTTACCCCAACATAATCTCGTTGTAATATTTCAATTTTACAACTTAGATTATTGCTATCACAGTAATTATGATAATATTTTGTTGAATAAGCCATATTTTAATAACGTCCGTAAAATCTTGTGTTCGTTTTTTCCGCTCTCTTATTAGCTAATAAAATAGTTTGACCTCTTAATTCACCAACCACTTCTATTGGTTCTATTTTATTATTACCTCCTAATTTTCTTAAATTTCCATCTAATATGCTGAATAAATTACTTTGTTGTCTTGTATTCAATATCATCTCACCACTATTTACAAATGCAGGTACTTTATCTCCTACAAATGAACCTCCTTGAACTATACCTCCTGTTGCAAAAGACCCAGCGGCAGCTATAGCACCCATTGTGCTATTTACTAATGCTAATTGAGAAGCTATCAAACCTGGTAATGCAACAATCCCTGCTGGTCCAAGAGCGGCGGCAGCACTTGTAGCAATTGTAACAGCATTTGCATTTGATTTAGCTGTATTTGTCGCTATTACTTGAGCTGTTAATAATTTTTCAGTGATTGCTTGTGTTATAAGAGCACTAGCTATTTGAGCTAAGCTAGACACTAAACTTTGAACTATTGCGTCTATAACGGCATTCCCTGTTTCTAAACTATTTACTATTTGATTTGATAAAGCATTAAATCCTGAACCAACGGCATTAGTGAATATATCCGCAACTATTTTTGTTTCATTTAATTTATTCTGTAATTCGTCTAATTCACTAATAGATAAACTTGTTAATTGCCCAAACAAACTAGGAGGTATATCTATATCTTTTAAAATAGACGCTAACTGACTTATTTTTCTATCTTCTGCATCTATTTCAGATTGTATTTTTTCATCTAAATATTTATTAAGTATCTCTTGGTCTTTTGCATATTGTTCTTGTGTTTGTTTACTTCTTTTTTCTGCTGATTTTCTTAATTCTTCATTTATGTTTTCTTCTGCTTTTATTAAAGATTCTACTTTTTTATCTCTTTCTTTCTTTTCAGATTCAGATAATTTTAGGAATGATTTTAATCTTTCTTTATATAATTTTTGCTCTGCTCCGTCAGTTATTTTTATTAAATTTTCAAAATATTTTACTGTAGCACTTTCAGATTTTTTAAATACTTCTTTGTTTTTTTCAGGGTCAAAAACTGTTGGATTTTCTATTTCTCCAATTGCTTTAGAAATTTCAGCTATAGTTCTTTCTAAATCTTTAGATTTGGCTTTTAATTCATTTAATTGTATTATTTCATCAGCATCTAATCCAGCAACCCTTACTGGAGGTAATCCTCTCAATTTAGCAGCTAAATTAAATATCTTTTCAGAAAGAGATAATTGTTTTCCTGAAACAGTTAAGGCATCTATTTGATTCTCTAATGCAGCACGTTCTTGTACCGTTGTTTGTAATGAAACTTTTAATATCTTTAACTTTTCATCTAATAACTCTTTTGTCGGTATTTTTTGTAATTTTAATAGTTCAATTTGAGCGTCTAATGCTCCTATTTGTGCATTTAATACAGAACCTGTCGATTCAAGTACTTTGGCTAATTGCTCTTGCTTTTTTGCAGTTTTTACACTCTCATTACCAATATTTACTAATTCATCCCCATACTGAACTAATAAAGATGTTACCAATGAAATACCAACGATAATCCCTGTTGGCCCAGCAAGTGAAGCTAAAAGACCTTTTATAGCAGCTTTTGAACCTCCAGCACTTTTTTGCAAGTACCCAAAGTTAGTCACTAATTGAGTAATATTGTTAGCAACCCCTTGGATTCCATAAGGAGCATCTTGTATTACCCTACTAAATTCTATCATAGTAGGTGTGGCATTTGCAGCACCTTTCTTTATAGTATTTAATCCCTTACCAACTTTAGGGGCTACTTTAGGCAATCCTGCTTGTGCCCTATTTAAATTTATTAACTCTAGCTTTAATTTCTTAGTTTCAATAGCAGTTTCTTTTTCATCACGCTTTAATCTATTTAAACTTTCTTTAAATTCTCCTTGCGTAATTTTACCGCTTTTGAATGCTCTTTTTAAATCTTCAATAGCTTTATCATACCCTCTTGTAATTGCTGTATTTTCAGCAATAGCAGTCTTTAAAGCCTTGCTTTTTGTAGCAAAGTCTGATAATTCTTTTTCAGCACCATCAACGGCTTTTTTTAATCCTGAAATATCACCAGTTATTGAAACTTTAAAATCTTCTTGCATTATTTTTTATTTTTTAGTGCTTCAAATACAGCATTCATTTTATCTTCATCAAATGTTCTATCTGTACTTTTATCTGTTGGTAATGGCATCCATTTTCGCATAGATGGTAATCTTTTTTTTGTTCTTTTAGTAGAAGCTATTGTATAGCTTATCAATCTCGTATGCTCCCATTCTTTCCATTTTTTATTGTCATATCCTTTTACTGTTAAAAAAAACTCCCTCCAACTCATTCGATAGAAATCATCTGGAAGGAGTCCTATTTCTCCAAAAGCCAAAGTTAAAATCTCGTCATATGTTAATTTTTTTTTTCAACATTGCCATTTCCATCCTCAATTTCAACATTTAAATTAAATCCCAACTCTTTAGATAAAGTTGTAAACACCTCATTCAATTGTTCTGCATTACATTCTAGTATAAGACTAGCCACTTCCTCTTGTGTAACACTCTCTTCAATTCCTGTAATATAATCATTGCCTAAAATTCCACAATAAATAATAGTCTTGTACATTAAAAAACTACTCTTATTATTAAGTTCTAATAAAGCATTTAATATAATTTCAGGCTGTGGGTTTTCTAATTTTAACATTTTTACTATTTGCTCTCCAAATATCATATTAAAATTTAACACCACATTTTTTTCTCCTATCTTTAATCTTACAATTTTGCTCAAAATTCCCGCTTATTTTATAGTTTTTAAAATCCTCATTTTTTACGTTCCTATTGAATTAGAAACAGCACCATTTCCAGTTATGGTTATGTCAAATGTTAAGTAATCACCACTTTCTGCACTTTCACCTAAATCGCTTATCCAACCTTCACCTATTCTTAGGTATTCATCAGCATTTATGCTTTCTAGTTTCCATTGCCCCACCGTATCATTTACCCACAATTCAAATACCTCTTCATAAGAATATTGACTTGCAGTTGGTGTTTTTTGTGCATAACTAGAGTTGGAAAACGACCAACTTTTATCCCCAGGTAAACTCTTTACCCAACCATCCTCACATTTATTGCTTACTGTTACTGCATCTGTTGATCCACTAAACCCATCAGATGTTGAACAAGCAATTAACTTCCATACAGGTACTTCTGTTGTCCCTGAATTGTAATAAAGACCAATGTCTTTAGATTTAATTTCTGCCATTTTATTTAATTTTTAGAGATTATATGATTGTAACGTGTTAATTTTCTAAACACATATATATTTTTATTTTTATCTGTAATGTCAAAACTACTTCCTCTATAAGTATTTCCAATAGTATAACCGTAAGTAGATAAGTCTAAATCCGTAAATGTATCAGGATTTATAATGTTATCTATTTTTTCATTTATAATTTCACTTTGCTCTCTCCCTATAGGATTTATATTACCTGTAACTACATCTACTAACAAAGTTACATTGAAAATCTTACATTTCTTAATTATTCTTTGCGCCTCCGTTTGTGAGCTTAGCAATATATATGGATATTCTATATCTTCTGGTATGGCATAAGCATCATATATAGGTACAAATCTATCATTGTATTTTACATTGCCATTCAAAGCATTATAATAACCTTTTCTTAAAGCTAAACTTAGTTCCATTACTTACTTTCTATTTCTTCTTTTATCCTTTCACTCATTTTATTTATGTTGTCAAAAAAAGAAGGAAATAAAAAAGGTCTTGGAGGTAAGTTTACTTGTTTTATTCCTTTTCCTTTAAATTTTATAGCATAATCTTCTACCCCTGCAGGAACATTTACCAACCCTCCTGTGCCAAATTCTACATATGGAGCATATTTAGCACCTACATTTACTTCTCCATTCAATCCTGTTGCTGCATCAACTATACTTCCTTTCAATACACCAGTATCAACTCTCACTTTAGCTCTAGCATCATCAGCTATATCAGAAGTTGTCGCAGCAATTTCATCTTCTAAAAATTCCCTAACCTTTTCAGGTACTTTTTTTAAAATTGCTTTATTGCCTTGTATTTTTATCCCTATTTTCAACTATCTTTGGATTTTTTGAATATGTTACAATAAAAGCCATTTACGCTTACTGTAGCTGTATTATCACTTGAAAATACAAATTGTGCTGGATTATCTCTAGTATATTCATTGCCAATATATAATCCATTAAATCTTATATCTCTATGAGGAGCTGCTGTCTTTAAAGTCTTATCAATTATAAAAGGTAACTCATATTCTGCAATAGTACCTTGTGCTAGTACTAATTTTATATCCACATTTTGATTTGGAGATGTTGTTGTAAAATTTACATCCAATCTAATATTTACAGTATCATTTATACTTAAATCAGAAAAATCAAAAGTATTTGTGGTCTTATCCCATATATCAGTTACACCCTCTGGTAATCCACCTTTGTAAGTATTAACACCTGTTTCATCGTTTATCAACACCATTTCTCCACTTGTATAGTTTTGAGTAGAGCCTCCGTGATTATAATCTACAACCCCCATTATATAATGTTGTTGCGTCATATCTTCCAATAAGCCTCCTACTCTTTCAGCTGTATTGGCGTTCGCCACCGTTTCAACTTTTATTTCTGTCGCTCTACTCTTTAAGGTCATATTAGTTAAATGTTAAATCAAATGTTTCATCAAAAAATAGTTCAGCAGTTGGAATCAACCCACTCCTATTACTATTATCTATTATAGTAGTTAAAGTAAATTCTATATATGTTCTGAATATATCTACCTTTATATTATTAACTACAAATTCAAAATCTCTCCAAAAAACTACATCTCCATTTTTTACATTTATAATAGGTCTATACCTTATATAAATCTTAACCACTTGACTTATATTTTCTTGAGAAGCTATAAGTGATGGGTCAGAACTAATCTCCTCTACACTAGCGTATGTACTTAATATCTCATTATATGATGTATCATAACCTCCACTACCATTTGAAGCTCTAACTGGTCTTTTGAATATTATTTTTTCCCTTAAACTCCCTGCTTTCAATCTCATTAGAATAATGTTATATTTCCAAATGCTCTCACCATTTTTCTACTTTCATCTAATAAGTCTTTATAGTTGTATTTGCTTTCAACTATGTTCTCTCTAAACATGTACAATCCAGCAGCATATTTACATATAGCTATTTTTATAGTTTCATTTATAATACCTGTTGTTGTATATTCTATATCTATATCTTTCCCTCCTTCTTTTAGAATATCGCCTACATTTGTAAAATCAGCAGTTGTTACTTCATCTACTTTCCCATACATTAATCTATAATTTTTTGGCAAATATAAGGCTGTTAATCCTATTGTTTTTACCCCAAAAGATAATTGTGTAAATTGCTCCAATTCTTGTCTAGCTGCTTTTAAATAACTTGACAATAAATTGTCATCTGTTTCAAAATCTATATGCGCATGTTGTTTAAAAAAATTTAAATCGACTGGTTCAGTTGCTAAATCACTTATAACACTATACTGTACCCCATATAATGTAGGTTCATCTGTAGTTGTTGTTAAGTAGTAATCTGCATTTTTATAGTAATCCATTGTAAATTATTTTAAAAACCCCTCCCTCAAAGAGAGGGGCTTCCGCATTATGAAAGAAATCAGAAAAAGAGAAATTATTAAGTTCCTGCTGCCAAAGTACCTGTAATAAATGCTGTTGATTTAAGAATAGCTAATGCCAATCTTTCTTCTATTCTTACAGTTACTAAGTTCTTCACCACATTGTCTTGATCCTGCTCAAAGAATCTCAATTGAGGTGCCATTCTTTGAAATATTTGTGCTTTAGTGAAATCCCCAAGTAAGAAATCCCCTGCATCTATTTTATTTGTTTTTCTAACCGAAACACCTGCAATATTTAACTGTCCGTTTACAAATCCAACTACACCACCTGGTAAGTTATATTCTCCACTTGTATCAGCTTTATTCAATATAATATCTACTACATCTCTAGGATTCAATAAGATGTTATTAGGAGATAAATTAGATTGTGCTAATTGACCAAAAGCTGCATCTACCAATCGCTCAATCGCTACTGTTTTTGTTCCGTTATATGCTGTAGCGTTAGGAATCAAACCGTCTAACTGAGGAGCTGTACCGTTTCCATTTAAAATCTGTGAATCTTCTACTTCTAATAGTTCTGCTTGTGCAAAATTTTGTAAATAAGAAGTTAAGAAAGGTAAATCTGCCAACATTTCAACTGGTATTCTCATTGTACCTGCAATCCATTCAACTGGTGTTGAATAAGTATCAAAATTTGGTTCAAATGCTGGTTTTGCAGTCGTACCTGCTATTGTAGCTGCACGCTCCCAAGATGCTGGTCCTGTACCTGTCTTTGCTAATTCTCTAGGATATTTAATTGTATCAGAAGTTGTTGAACCTACTGAAATAATATCTCTTAAATGGAACATATCTCTATCTACAGATATAAACTCATTTCGATAATCTGTTCTCCAAGGATCTAATCCAGTAAAATTATCAGCATAAGTAATATCCTTCATTTGAATAATACTATTACCTTTAATTTTTTCAACACTATTTATCTTTTCATGAGATTCTTTTAAAGCTGTTGCAATTGCTTGTTTAAAATTAACTTGCTTTACATCTTCACCTTTTTTCTTCATTGCAACCGCCAACTCATCGAATTGTGATTGCATAGATTTAACATGCTTTTCAACATCTTCTTTGGAAGAATATCCTTTTTGTTCAACTTGTGTAAGTATATCACTCACTTTAGAATCGAATGCTTCCTTGTCTTTTGCACGCTCAGCATCCCAATTCGATTTGGTAACCTTCAACCCTTCTTCTACAATCGATTGAATGTCTTTTATGTCTAATTTTTGTTCTGACATTTTAATACTTTTTAAAAATTGTTAATAATTCATTTTTTAATTTATGTACATCAATCGGCTCATCCGTAGGAGTGTTACTTTGTAACGGCTCTTCATTGTCGAGTGATTTTAAAATACTCTCTAATTTTTTTAATCTATAATCTGAATAAGGTAAATTATACATCTTTTGTGCTAATTCCATCAATCCATAATGACTTTTTATAGATTTAATATCACTAACAGTTGCTAATTCGTTAGCTGCCCAACTCGTTAAAAAAGAATATTCATATAATTTATATTCTTTAATGATAGATTTATTCTCTTTATCTCTTGATATAATCTCATAACCTATAGATAATTCAGCATTTAACCCATTTTCCTTCATTAACTGAATGTCCGTAAACATATCCCTAGCTACTTCTTTTTTTAGGTTGAATTGAGTAACAGTTAGTAAACCGTAAGGGTCGTTAGCATCTATTTTTAATGGAACACCTAAACTTATAGTTGGATTATGATCTTTTAAAACTCTAATTCTTTTGTAATTATCTTTTACAGTCTTATTAAAAGAGCCTTTTGCTGATATATCACCATCACTATCTTTATAGTCATATGCGTTGGCGTATGCCTCTATAATTCCTTGCTTTTCATCAAGGCTTTTTATATCAAATGATAACTGCTTAAAATTCATAATGTAAAATTAAAACCTTTTATTTGATTTAAAAAAATTATTTTTTATTGTCAATATAACTTTTTATAATTTCCCTCATCCTAGGCTCTTTAGTTTGATAAACATAGACCGTTGCGCTTTCCTTTTCGCATTGACAATGCTCCCATAACTCAATTTCACAAATCCATCTATCGTTATCTTCTTCGTATGTTTTTTTTAAAATTTTATATTTCATTATAGTAAGTGTTTAATATCTTTTTTATCTTTGTTAAATCTATAAAAATGGAATACATACAATCCTTTTGCTATGCCTATTTTTCCAATATTTAAAACAGCCTCACTAAATCTCCAATCTATAAATTTACCCCCACAGGTTAACCCTTCTTTAAATTTCACCTTATTCCAAGTTCGCTTAGGGAATAACATCATTAGCCCAGCTGTAGGTTTTCTACTATTTTCAACTTCTATATAATGTTTATTATATAATTCATCAGCTATATCATAATGATTCAATACATTAGGGTCATCACTAAATCCCTTCGGCAATTGCCATTTTAAGCCTAATCTATTAGTAACACAACTAATTAAAGAGTACTCATTGCCATGTTTTCTTATGATATCCTCTATTTGCTTACTCCAATAGGGTAACATGTGCATTATATCCCCATCCGTCATACATATCCAATCATTATCGTTAGGCACTATATCACAATGTTCATTATATGCTTTCCCTAAGTTTTTATCTCCTCTACCTGGATTAAAGTACCAAACCTTAAATTCATCTTTTACCTCATTTACTTTATGAGGGTGATATTTTAAAAATCTATTTATTCTTTGAGAAGGAATAACAGATATATTATATCTATATTTTTGAACTATAAAAGGCAATGATACTTGGTCTCTATAACTATACTTTTCAATTTCATTATACCATAATTCACACATCTCATTAGCTGAATTATCTCTAACTAATACTCCATTCTGATATAAGCCTTGATTTCTCTTATGTCCTTTATTTATATATTCATTTAATTGAGTATATAATGTATCTTCATTCTCTTTTTTTAAAGCTAATATAGCATCTGACTCTTTATATATACAATTTCTTTTAGGATGCTGTAATGTCAAAAAGCCTCCTCTAAAATAACTATTAACATATTCATTTAAATCATTTATTACTTCAAAATTAGCATCTATATAAAAATATAAATCATAGTTATCAATATACAGATGAGGGCATATTTTTACTTTCCTTGATTGTTTTCTAGCATTTCCATTAGGTTCTATATAAATAGTTCTCCATCCATCTATATTTAAATCTTTATTATCAGTAAATATAATGCAATCAAAGTCTTTTTGATGAATTGGCTTTACAACATCGTAATCTCCAAATAAAGCTGTATATAATAGTCTTTTATTCAATTTAAAGTATATATTTGTATTTATTCATTTATATATCTATATTTGTTATCAATAAAATCAATATATGAAATATTACTTGTCATTCCTACTTTAGGTTTTGCATTTGATTTTACTATTACTCCTAACCCATATTTTTCAGGATAGTATTCTGTTTTTAATTTTGTGTTATCAATTATTCCACACCATACTTTATAACAATCACCAGTCCATTGTTCTTGTATTCTAGGAACTATTGTCATCTCCTCTGTAAAAGGATTTATATCATGCAATATAATTCTACCTCCTTTATTCAATACCTTATAAGCATTAATAATATCCTGCTCTAATTGTTCTGAATGATGTAATCCATCTATAAAAATACAATCAAAAGTATCCTCATTAGATAAAAAGAAGTCATCAGATGTTAATTTGTATATATTCTCAGTAGCTGTACATTTTGGATCTACACCTATTTTTCTATTACATCTTATGGCATTATAGTTAGCTCTATTCGCAACACCTATTTCGAGATAACTAATATAATTGTTATCTTCAATAATTTTATTTATTGTTTCATGTTTTTGTTTCATAAAATCTATTTTCTAATTATTCTTCCGTTTTCATCTCTTTTTACCTTAAAAGATACAGCACACCTACAATTAATAACATTTGAAGCTGTAAAAGTTTCGGCACATGGATATAACCCTGGTTCTATTACTCCATCACTATTTGCCACCCAAAAATTTTGCTCCATCTCTATATATGGGGTATCATACATTCCTCTATGACTTATTCTTGTCCTAGCATCTATTGCAGGAATCCATCTCTTTATCATTACATAAGGAGAGCTTAAAGCGGCTAAATATCTACCTTGATTTCCTGCGGTTATAGTTTCTGTTCTTGCTATTGCTAATGCTCTTGTCTTAGTGTAATTAGTATCTTTCCTTATTAAAGATGCCACTTCTTTTGCACCCAACCCTTCATTTATACCTTTTTGAATAATTAAAGCTATATGCCTCCTTGTCGTATCATTGACTTTCGTTATTCTATTGGTAATTCTTACACTTATAAAGTCCTTCAATAAAGACCTCCAAAAGCTAACTAAATTACCTTCATCTGCTCCAACCCCTAATATAGAAACTAAATCATTTATTATATCTTTTGTTCCTGATTCTAATTTTATTTCATTATTATATGTATCTTTCGCCTCAACTATAGATATATCATAATATAACTTACTATATATACTTGTAACTTTATCGTTATTTAAAAATTGGTTAAAGTCAATATTAAATCCATTTACTTCAATAGATTTAGCTATGAATCTGTTTACAGAATTTAAATATTTATAAAATAATTTATAATACTTCTTCTCAAAGATAGCTTGTCTTTGAAGAAATTTCTTATGATTTAATAGCTCTTGTCTAGTCGGTTTCGGCATCTTCTAATAAATTCTCATTAATATCAGGTACTTCCATATTTAAATCCTCTAAAGTTGTCAATCCGCTTGGGAAATATAATTTATTCATTAAAGGATTTGGATCTTGGTCATAGCCTGTAGCTGCTCTTTTTTCATTCGGATTTAGCCAATACATTTTAGACATTGTATCTGCCAACATATTTAAATCTTCTTGAATTTCGGTAAATACCGTATAATCAAACTCTATAACTAAATCATCTCCAAATTTCGGTGCTAACCATCTATTTAAAACACCCTTTCTTGCTTCAACTAAAGGAATAACAGCATCAGTTATCATCATCTTCCTACTTTCAATCATATTGTTCTCTGTAGAATTTACCTTTGTAAACAATCCTATTGGAACGTGGTAAGCGTTACAAATTTCTCCGAGTATTTCCTCTTTGCCTTCAATAACATTCAAATCAACTGGTGAGAGTCCTATCTGTTGCCAAGATAATTTAGCAGGAGTTATCATTATGTCTCCCATTTTATTAACTCCTTGGTATATTTGCTTAAATTTGTCTTTAATAGATAAAGCTTGAGATTCTTGTAAATCTGAATTTCCTTCTCCTGTTAATATTCCTGCTGGACCTTGATTTTTAAACATAGCACCTTGTGATATATCGGCATCTTTATATCTACCTAACGCCATTCTACAAGATTGAAGTGGGCTTTGCCCATAGAACATCTCATTTAATTGTGAATTAGAAGTTAAAGGATTCCAGAATTTAAAGTGTCCTACCGCATCAGCAGGTATATCATTATTTAAAAAAGTAAACTTATAGCCATCTACACCTTCAAAGATAGATTTAGGGATAATAGATACCATTGGTGAAGGTATTGAATATATCTCTTTTGGTTTTTTAGCATTTACCCCAATATCAGGCGTTAACCCAAAAGCATAAGCATTTCCAGTTAATAATTTATATCCATCTAATGATTCAAAAAATTCGGTTGTTGATTGTAAATTATTAGGTTTTAGCAACAAATCTTCTAATTCTGTATTTTCAACTAAATCAAAAGAATCATTCTTATATTTAATTAAATTTGCAAAGTCTTTTGTTGATTTAGCTAATTTCAATAAAGACTTATATTTGTTATAAGATGCTTTATTTTTTACTTTATAAATTTCAAAAGGTACTATGGATGATTTTTGAGTAATTAAAGATATTATTGAGTACACGTTTGGAAGCTCTTTATATCCTTTTTCAATATATGTATCTCCACTATCGTTTGGAAATATCCAATTGTTTTGGGATATAATCCAGTTTAACGAATATTTACCTTGTTTTCTTTTTAAAAAGTTTAATATCCCCATTTTAAAACATAAAAATTAATTCAAAAGTACAATTATATATTTTATTATACAACAAAAAAGGTTTTCTTTAGTCCAATACTCATCATTTCGTGGTATCTAACAGCATCAATTGCGTGGTTATAATCATCAATAGGCTTATTTAATCTCCTTCCAGTCTTATCTTCATCCCAACAATAAGACCTAAATTCTTTTATTATATTAGTGCTCCTACTTGTTATTAGATAAGTTTGGTCTTGCATTACTTGTATTCCAAAATTTACACTATCAGCACCTTTTTGAACTGGCAATATACGTTTACCTAATCTTCTTATCTCTTCTATTGATTTAGGTTCTGCACTATCAGCATAAGTTATTGAATCATCAGGTATATATTTTGATATTTCACTATTAACAAGACCTTTAGTATATAATATTTCATCTAATATTCTTACATTATCATACTTATATATAGCAACAATAGCTGTCGGGTCATTACTATATCCAAAGTCTAATCCATAACCTAATAACCTTGCATTATCAGGTATTCTATCTATTTGTTTCCAATTAGAAAATACAACTCCTTCTAAACTACCTATAAGTCCTAACCCATATACTCTCCACCAATTTTCCCAATAGGAGGATGTTTTAGCCTTTATTTTTGCTTTTTCTATTTCCTTTATAATACTTTCAGATAATGCTTCATTGTCTTTATATGTTAATATTAAAGTTTCACTATCTTCATCATTAGTTAATTCTGTATGTACCCAAAATTCATTCGTAGGGTTAAAATCTAACCAAATTTCATCGCTAGTTCTAATACTTAATTGTTGATATGCCTCAAAATGAACATTGTTACACTCATTTATATATAGAATATTCCTTCTTGCACCTCTTAATTTATCAGGCTGGTCAGCCCCAAAGAACTCAATAAAAGAACCATTAGCAAAAGTATATTTCAATAAAGACTTACTAAAACTACCCTCTATCCATCTATTCGTTGACCTCATTATCTTTTCAAAATCTTTATATGCTCCACGTCTTAAATGTGGTATAGACTCTGAAACTACACTAATTTCTAATCCTTTTGTTTTTATTGCTCTATCTATTAAGATAGGCAATATACCAAAAGTTTTACCAGCGGATGTACCACCTGGTACTATACGTATTCTTTTTTTTAGTTTACGTAATTTTTTTATCGCTGTTGTATAGACAAAATCACTCATCGCCAAATAAAGGCTGCTCTACTTTTACTGTATTTTCTGTCTTATCGGTTAAACCTAAATCTCTAGCTATTATATTACTATTTAGTAAATTAGCCGCTGATCCCTCAAATTTTTGATTGTAAATAATATCTCGTACACGTGTAATGATTTGTAAATACTCTGGATTCTTTTCTAAATTATAGAATGTTTTAGAGCATATATTCAGATAAATACATAGACCTTGAATAGTAAATGCTCTCATCTTAGACAACTTTACTTTCTCGTAAGTATCTTTATATTTAACTAATTCTTCTTCATACAGAGGATGTTCTTCGCACCACTTAAAATATTCCATAGATTTAACTGCAAATTCTTCAGGAGTATATACATTAGGTCTGCCGCCTAAATTTACATTTTCTCTAGTTGTTCCCATTATTGTAAATATACATTTTCAACAAAGTTATAACATATATTTAAAAATAAAAATTAAATTTTCTTTTTTTTAAAGTGATGATTTAGTATATAATTAACTTGATTTACTTTTAAGTTAAATTTTTTGGCTATTGTAGGAGATCCATTTTCTTCATTATTATAAAAATATTCAATAACTTCATCTCCATATTTTTTTAATAATTCCATTTTAGTTTGTATTTTAATCTATATTTATGTTGTCGTTCACTTAATTTAAATAATTCACTTTTTATTAAAACACCATCATTTGTATTAATAATATTTTTTTGTAATTTTTCTAAAGACTCGAATAAGTCTATAACATTTTCTATAATAAAAAAGTGTACTTTATTCTCAATAAACTCTGGCAATGTTTTTTTTTGATACTTTGTCAATCGACCTTTAGGCAATTTTAACTCTAATCCTATATAAACTGAATAGTAAATCAATGTTATATCTGGAAGCCCATTCTTATCTGTAAAATGAACCCATCTACCATCTATATAAGCTTTGCCACTATTTTGGCGCCACATATAAAATCCTGCTCTTTTTAATATTTTTTTACAGTCATCAACTAAATCTTGCTCCTTATTATATTCTTTATTAGCATATAAATCAATTAAACTACCTATCTTTTCAAGATAATCAATACGCTCTTTAGTTGTGCGCTCTGTATTAATAGAACCATCTGTATTACGTTCTACTTTAGCAATTTTGTCAACAATTTTGTTTACTACTGGCTTTTTAATGAATGCTATTTCATCAGTAGGATAACCATTATCTAATACAACGTTAGCGCAGTCAATCATTAGACATTTTTTTTTACCTTCAAATGTTCTAATTCCACGACCTACCATTTGCTTATAAAGACGTAAAGATTTTATACCTCGCGCAAACAACATACACTCAATAGATGGCTCATCAAATCCAAATGTAGCCATATCAACGTTTATAAGTATACCTATTGGATTTTTAGAAAACTCTTTATAGTTGCGTTCTATTTGTTTCTCTGATAGCCTAGAGTGTACTATACTAACTTTATTATCTAAGTCTTGAAAACCTTGTTTTAATTTTTCAGCATGTTCAATATCTGTTGCAAATACAATAGTTTTCTTTTTATTTGCTAATCTAAACCACTCTTCTAAAGTGTTTTTTAATACTTGGTTTTCTTGAAGTATTTTAGTTGTCTGAGTTTGGTTGTAATCTCCGTTAACTATATCTACCTTACTAAAATCTGGTTGTTTTTTAGACGTGTAAACTTCCACATCTGTAAGATAGCCTTTTGCGATTAAATCTTTTACACCTACTTCTTTTACAATGGATTGATATCCGTGTAATAAATAACCATTTTCATCTATTGGAGTAGCAGAAAGACCTATTATTTTTGATTTTTTATAAGTCTTAAAAATGTATTCTAAATATTTAGAACCGTGTGCAAAATGGCATTCATCAATAAAAATATAGTCAAAATGTTCTTTTACTTTCCTTGAGTATAAAGATTGAACAGAAGCAATAGTGCAATTAGATTGATTATCTTTTGTTTTACTACCTAGAATTAAATTACCAAAACCAAAAGATTTTTGTGTTTGTGTTGCTAATTTAATTCTAGGTGTTGTGAATAATACCTTTCTGTTTTTATTTATTATTTGTTCGATTATCCATTGAGATATTTTAGTTTTTCCTGCGCCTGTTGGTGCGTAAACTAAAACTTTATTATATTGTTTTAGTTCAGTTCTTAATGAATTAACTATATCTGTTTGATAATCTCTTAATTCTATCATTCTTCTATCATTTTAACAAATTGATTATTGTAGTCGAACATAAATGACACAAATCCACCTTTTTCATCTAAGTACTTAAAAGTGTAAGTCCAACTATAACAAGGCTTCCTATTGATATACTTAACATCTCCATTCAAGGATACTCCACTCATTCTAAAAGGTCGACCTAAAGGGCTTATTTGTTCTTTTAAAGAATATTCAAAATAATTCTTTCCTATTTTTATTTTTCTATATTTTTCCATTGATTATTTTTTAAAAAGGAACATCAGGTTCTTCTTTTTTTTCGATAAATCCGCTAACTAAGAATGTCCTCTTACCATTAAATGTTCTATCTTCCCGTTTCCATTGTTTAAAATCAAAGAACATTCCAAGCCATCTTCCGAACCAACTTACATTCATTCTTCCCGGTATCTCTCTAGCTCCATCATTATATTTTTGTAATATTTCTTTCGTTGTGTATGGCTCATTCTCTTTCCAATAAAATTCATTTTCACAAAAATCATAAAAATCTTCGCAAGTATTCGCTATTAATTTTTTTGTTTTACCAGTTTTTAACTCAGATTTTATAAGTCCATTTTTAAAGTATTTTTGAATATTCGAGATCATATATGAAAAGAATGAGTTCCAATCATCTTTAGACCAATCATCACTGAAAAATAATTTACCAAATTCGTCTATAGGCTTGAAATTTTTTGAATAATGTCTAAATAATTCAATTTCTAATTTTCTATCGTCATGACTATCTCCAACACCTGATAGAATATAATTTGAAGTGAATAATAATTTAGGGCTTCTTTCAAAAGGTATTACAATCGGCTGTTGAAATTTCTTTTTTAATGTTAAATTACCTGTTACGATGCTAAACATTGATTCATATTTGAATTTTCTTTCCATATCATCGAAACATATAATATTATCATCTAATGAGATAGTATCATAAGGAAAATTACCTTTATTATCAAATTCTTTACCGTTTAAAGTAACTAATTTTCGGACTTTACTTATAGCGTCTGAAATTAAAGTCTTACCAGTTCTTCCGCTTGGATTATCATTTAAAGTCTCATCATAAAGAATAACAGACAATCCTTCATCTTGTCTTTTATAAGTATTCAATAGATAACCTATTGCACATTCTAATATAAGCTTTCTTTCTTCATCTTTATTTGTAACATTTCTTATAAATGTTTCGAAATCTGATTTAGATTTATTGACTTCAAAATTATAAGGTATTATATTCCTTTCCCATACAAATCCACCAATATTTATATAATCAATAAATTCTATTTTATTTAAAGTAACTTTTACAACTTTATTTTTAAAGAATATATAACTTTCATTTTCATTATCTCTAACCATTGACAGTTCTTTGGTAGACAATTGATTTAAATAATTTTCACTAAATTTAGTGGTTGATTTAGCAAAATAATTATATACTTTTATGTCTACCTCTACAACATGATTGAGTATAAAATCTTTTATATTAGTCTCATTTACTTCATTTATAATGTTGTTATACACTTTTACAAAAGTAAATTCTTTTTCATTTAATTGTACTTTATAGAAGCCTCTATTTTCAAGAAAGAGTTTAAATTTATAATCGTTAAGGCTAATTTTACCATTTTTATCTGTGTCCCAGAATATTAAAAAATCATCCTCAAAGTCAAAATCAATAATATCTTCAATATCCTCATCTTGTAATCCTTCCTTTCTAAATTCTCTTTTTGCTTTAGTAACTCCTTTTTTTAATATTCTTTGTGCTTCATAAATTTTGTTGTCATCTATCAATGTTAAGGTATTAAAGTCTGATGAATTCTTATATGCTGAATTTATTATAGAATTTAATTCACTTTCTTTTAATCCTGCTGAATAGAAATTATTAAATAGACCTAACGCTTCATTCTTTTCTAAACCTGCTTTGTTCAATCCACAGGCGAGTTTGAATAAATTATTATTCCGTTCTCCTGCATTTAATGTGAATTTTTTATTGAACCACTTTAATATAACATCTACTTTTTTATTCGTATCAGATATTTTAAAGTAATCAGGATAATTATTGTTAATAGTTACTTCTGTATATTCTTTTTTTAAAGACCACACTTTGGAGTTATGGTTTATGAATAAATTAGGATCATAACTTTCATAACATACTCTTGATATGTCTTTAGTCTTTGTATCTAATTCAGTATCAAAAGTTTCACATAAAGCCTCATAATATTTTTTATGATTATTTATTTCAGGAGGTATCTTAACAATTGCCTTCACTCCATTTCCACTAGGACTTATAAATGCAGCATAAATATATTCGTTTTGTTTTAATTCATTTCTTAGATTTTCAGCATCAACAACATCGTCAAAATCTAAACAAGCAAACCCTGAATGTTTTATACAATTTTTTGCTGATCTGTAAGAAAATTCACCACTAAAACAAATAGATTTTAGTTTTGATTTTTCTATGTTCCTTTTATCCTTTTTTTTTATAGATCTAATTCTATCAATTTTAGATTTATTAGATCCATTTTTTATTTCGGATAATACTTCATCAATTTCCTTAAAAAAAGGATTTTGAACGTCCTTTATGTTTGCGAAAATAGTAACCATTAAAATAATGCTTCATAAAAGTAAATATCATCTCTACGGCTATATTTATTCAACTCAAAAGTACAATTGTCTATGTTGATATAGATAGGTATAACTTCTTCAACACTTATACTTTTTAATAATAAATTATAAGCTTCTTTATGACATTCTTTTGCTTCTTCCTGAAAGGCAATATCAAATTCTTTTTTGTTGACTACAAATAATTTCATAAGTAATAAATTTAAATTAATATAAGTGTAAATATATAAAATCTTTTTAAAATAAAGCTTTAAATTATAAGAAATTTTACAAAAAAAGTAATTATTGCAAATATGCCTATCATCATATAAGCATTCTTACTATCATTTTTGCTTTAAAATATGAAAAAAAACAGCAAAACAGCATTTTTTTAAATTTTGGAACAAAAAAAAATTTTTTTATAATATTATAATATATATATATAGTATAACGCTTTTTTACTGTTTTTCTGTTTTGCTGTTTTTAGGCATAAAAAAACCACATTGTAAAAATGTGGTTTAATAATTTTAGCTAAAAAATATTATTTTTTAACTATCAAAACATCAGGAGTATAAGTTATATCAGGCAATTCTATAACTTCTCCATTTTCATCACTTATTATCATATTTTTTTGTCTTGATAAAAAAGCGTGTTTAGCTTTTTGCTCTATTTCTTTTAATTCTTTATTCTTTTTATTCCATATAGCTATGTTTTTATAAGAATATCTTGTAGATCCATTTCTATATTCAAAGTTAAATCCACTTTCATTAAAATTATTAGTACCATAAAGTTTAGCTTCATCTAAAGCTAAATCTTTTATTTGATTTAAACCATTATTGATTAAGTCATTATATCTTTTCAATGTTGCATAAGCTATTAAAGCTCTTTTTTCTCCATTTTTTACACTGTTTACTAAATCAGAAATCTCTTGACTTCTAGATTCAAAAAATAAATCTTTACTCATGATTAGAATGGTGCTTCTTCTTCATCTTTTACCTCTATATTATTTAGATATTCTTTTGATTTAGAATTATCAATAGAATTATCTAAATAACTATCCATATATTTTTGCAAAATACTTGCAACTTCAACAATTTTATTATCTTCCTCTTTAGTAAAGTTATCTCCAATCTTAAATATTGGAACAGTATATTTTGTTGCTCCTTTAGTTTTTTTAACAAAATCAGTTATTTCAATCCATTTTTGCTCAAATTTATTACTATTCTCTTTACAAAAATCAGAATAAGCTGATACAACGCTACCTTTAAAAGATAAATTTATTAAATTATAATTAGTATCTACACAATATATAGACCTATGGTAGATACCTCCATTATCTTTAACATTATGCTTTATATCCTTATATAAACCACTGTCTATCTTCCCCCCTTTAAATGACCTTACATTTAATTCTTCATTTGCAATACTAAATACTTCATTTGAGAAGATGCCACTTTCACTTTTATTATGAAAGCCTTTAATTGTATGATAATGCTCTAAGAATGCTATTTTAAGAGGTAATTTAATGACAATATTATCTTCTTTTTCTTTGTCATAATAAGAAAAAGAGTTCTTTGAAGATTTCCAACTTAAAAATTTAGTAGTTGGATTTTCACTTTTTGCTGTAGGTCTGTTTAATCTAGACATAATTATTTATTTTAAATCACGATGAAAAATGCCGTCACCGCTTCGGCTCTATTTGTTTGTAAATATATTTAAAATAAATTAAATAAACAATAATTAAGGCAAATAAAATTTATTTATATCTGTTTTTATGAGTTCCTTATGTTTATATTTTAATTCATTTAATTTCTTTTTAGTATATCTTTTACCATTATATAATAATTTATTTTGCCCTTGATGATAATGAACTTTTAATTCTTTTATATCATAGTATTTTTTATTTTTATTAAATGGAAGTCTGTAGAATTTGTTATTATCAGACAATACCAATAATGGCAATCCTCTAAATCTGTACTTTGAATATATGTACATATATCTATTCATAATCAGTATTTTAAATTAATAAATACATTAATTGTTAATGTTATCCATAGTTACCAACAAGCGGAAGAAAGGCAGTGCATTTAATCAAGGGTTCTGCAAATTTGACCATAATTAAAAATAGCCCTCCCCGCTTTCGGTTTTTCAAACCGATTAGAATAACATCGGGACACATACTTTCACCTGTGCAAAAATAAAATGCTGTAATGTCTTATAATTAATCGTTGGGTTTTTAAACTCTTTTACAAAATTCCAGCTTTCTTCTTTTACCACATCATAGTAAACGGTATTTAAAAGCCTTGGTATCTGCTTACTGCTAAATCCATCGTTATCTAGTTCAATTTTAGCTTTTACTTTCTCACACAAGGCAGTAGTTACATACTTTTTTGCAATCTCTTCTTCAACCATCTTTTTGCCTTCAACTTTTGGTGCTCCCATTGTTTTACTGTGTTTTTCCTTAAATTCAGAGGTTACAATTTTAGCCCAAGTTTGTCGCCCATACCGGTTAAAAAAGTCGTAGTTCTTAATTACAATACCTTCTCCTGCTCCTTTGCCGTCCTCAATTAAAAACACATTCTTTTCAAGTTGGCTAATAAACTGCTCATAACTGGCACGTTCAATAATTGCCAAAGGTGGTATGTAATCAATGTTGTGTTTTTCAAGTAAAGGCTTGTATTCGTGGTAATGCAAGTATTTATGCTGGCTATCTCCTTCGTTCTTAATATCACTTTCGTCTTTATCTAAAGCAATATCAAATACATAAAAGTGCCTCCAAGCATCTTCACGGTAAGTTTTCAAACTATGCGGCACAAGCCATTCTCCAAACAATCTATGTGTTGGGTTTTCCTGCAAGTAAGCAAGCAAGTTAGATTGTTCTTTAGCCCACTTACAAAAACCTGCATTATCATCGTCAATACTTAAATGCCTCTTGCGGCTACCTGCTTGCAGCTCTCCATTTTCGTCAAGCCATATACTTGCATTTGTTCCGTCAACTTTCGGGAAAATATAACATTCTCCTAATTCAATGTTTTGCACTTCTGTAGTGCCAAATCTTTCAATGTGCTGGTACTTTTTAAATTCTTTTTTTGCCATCGCTTCGCTATTTTTAATTATTACTTCTGTTCATTTAATAAACGCCTGCATAAACCGCCAGTTGGTAACACCGAATATATGTCAGCTTGCCGCAGGCGCAACACAAGCCGCCGCATATTCATTTCGTTATATACAATATTGGCTTAGGTCTATGCTATCCTCAACTTCATTTCCCCACACATCCCAACCCTCGGCACTCTGCCTTGCAAACATTTCTAATTTACTTTGTGTTGGAAACATCAATTCTATTCGCTTTCTTATTTCATTAGGTTTTGCAGAGTGCTTTCCACGCATTTCAGATAAAAATTGTCGAACATTCCTTGCACCTCTTGGAGTTGGTATTTTACCTCGTCTGCCAACTATACATATTTCACATTCACTCATTGTATAATGTCCAGGGTTTGTTCTTTGTTTGTGCCATATAAAAGCTATTGTGCTGTATTTAAAACCCCATTTTTTCATTAAGTCTATACCATCATCTAACATAGGGCTTACAACCCACATAAATAACATACAATTTTTATCTGAAATGCTATCCATAGGCAAACGCTCAAGCTCGGCAATAGTCATCGTTCCATAATGGCTGTTTATCTTGCCATTTAATATACTCTTTTTAGCAAGGCTTTCTTTTGTTTTGTATTGCCAAGCTGGATCTGCATAAATTATTTCGTATTTTTTCAAGGTTCGTGCTTTTTAAGTCGCCAATACAGTATATAACAATGTATATAAGTAATGGCAGGTTATTGTTTAATTCTTAATTTTTGTTTATCTATTTACTTTTTGCTTTCCTATAAGTAGGTGCTTTCTATCTGCCACTACTCATATACTCGTCCGTTAGCACTAATACACCTAATCGTTTCTTTATTTCTTGTTTGGTAACTAAGCACTCAAATTTAGACTTTGCTCTCTTTTTTATTACGCCTTTATGCTTTAGCACCCATTCATCAGTATCAGTATCTACATAAAGTTCAATCTCTTTTTCAAAAGTACGAGTGCTAACAATGGGTATAAATAATTGCTTTACTTCGTCAACTTTTGCAATTATATCGTCCATTTCACTAATAGTAAGTGTCAATCCGTGTTCTTCGCTCATTAAATTAAAAAGCGGTTGGTACTTGTCTGCTGTTTCTCTAATTATGTCCATATTTATAAATTTTCGTGTTTATTCTCGCAACTATTCATACCCGTAATACGTTAGCAGTAATTTAAGGTTTGACTTTTATCGCTTCTGTATATTTAAGATACAAATCTTCACCTAACACAATGTTACATCCATTTTTATAAACTCCTGTTCTTTCTGTTGGTATGTATCCCTCACTTAAATACCATTCAATGAAAGTTTTTGCTTCTTTGTCCTTAAACTGTCTGCTAACTATGTGCATATTTAATGCTTTCACTTCTTCAAGTAATTCTTTACTTAAATGGTATGTGAAAAACGGATTTGTTTTTACTTTTTCTTGAAGTAATTTATTTAACTCGTGTATATTTATTGTTATTGTTTCCATAATCTATAAATTTATTTTTTATTTAATCGCACTAATTATGCACTCTAAAGTTAGGCACAATAAAAATTATTGCTTTCCTAATACTTCAACCAATACAGTTGTCTGTTCATTTGTTGCAGACATTCCTTCAATACTTAAAAACCAGTCATTTCTTAATTTGTTTAGTTGGCTTTCTACTTCTTTTGCATTTCCTGTTATTACTTTATACATAATTTTAAAAGTGCCTAACTATTCATATAATTTATGCTAATTAGGTCTTATTTAATTGTTAATATCTTATTTATTTATTCTTTTTTTAATCAAAGTTGATGTGCTTACTTATACGCACAAATCATATAATTTTCAGTTATGTGCAATTTTTTTTATTGTTTCGCTCATATCTAAAACATACGTTGCATTGGCTTTCACATTGTTTACTTAGCTTTCCTTTTTTATCCAAACAAAAAAACTGTTCAGCTTCGCTCACATAACAACGTGTATAATTAATTGCTAATACCTTGCTTTCTAACCAATTTACATAATGGTCTGTGTATTTTCCAATACCTTTGTAATTACCAAATTCTTTATAGTATTCTTTTTGAAGTTTACATCTTTTACTCATTGCTTATTTATTTAAGTCATTAATTCACGCAACTAATCATACACGAGTACCGTTATAATTAATTTTAGCTGTCTTTATCTGTTTTTAAAGTTTATGTTCACCTAAAGTTATTACTAATCTATTATTAAAGCGTAAACTTCCCTAAAACGTAATAATAACTATGCGTATAGCAAATAAAATAAAATTTGCCTTTGCCCTTTTTTAATTACTTAACCATTGCGTATAAATTCTACTTGCAATTTGGGCTGTCATTATCGGAGGAACACTCATCCCTAATAAATATCTATAAGGCATTCCTAAAAAATCATAATCTTTTGGAAAAGTTGAAGATTTAATATTCTCATTAAAATTACAATGTCTTGGTTCACTCATTAAAACATCGTTTTTTTTAGATGTAATAGTATTCATAACTTTATTATCATAAATATAATTATTATTAAACATACTATTTGGTCTATTTTCTGTTCTCCCTAAAGTACAGCTAAAATCTAAATCCCCATATTCTCTTTTATTCCATATCTTTAATTTAACATCTGTCATTGTACAATCTTCATCAATATAATTTTCATCTTTTATTTTTCCAAAGTTAATTATAGGTTCAAAAAAAACTAAATCTAATAAAGGATATTCACTAAACATTACACTAATATTTTGTGGTAATTTAAGCGCTAAATCTTTTCTAATAGCAATAAAAAAAACACGTTCACGTTTTTGTGGAACACCCATTCTCATACTATTTAATAAAAATTCTTGCACAACATATCCAGCTTTGTTAAAATCTTCAAGTATTTTTTTAGCATATTCTTTAGCATCTCCCATCAAAATACCTTTTACATTTTCAGCTACTACAATTTTAGGTTGTAGTTTTTTAGCTAAATCTATAAAATCAAAAAATAACGTATCTAAAACTTGACATTCTTGTCCTTCTCTAAAATATTTTTCTTTTCCCCAGTCTTTTTCTCTATTTCCAGCCATACTAAAACTACTGCAAGGTGGCGAGCCATCTAAAATATCTAAATTGTATAATTCTATTGGTAAATCTTTACGTTCCTTAAAGGTTCTTATATCTTCAATAAATGGGAATTTTGGATTGTGATTTTTAATATATGCTTTTGCTAATCTTTCATCAATTTCATTCATTCCTATAACATCAAATCCAGCAAGTTTATAACCCATTGTAGAACCACCACCGCAAGCAAAACAACTAAATACAGTCCCTTTGTCTTTTGTAAACTTTGCATCTTTCAAAGTCCATTCATAATTAAATTTGTGTTTACTCATAATTTCGTGTTATTTTGGCTACCGCCAATTTGCATTCTTCTAAATTTCATTCTACTTGCCATACTCTCTAAAGTTAGTATGCAATTTAGGTTTGATTTGCATTTTTACGATACTTATTTCAGTCTTTTAAGTATTTGTATTATTTATTTTTGTCGTGTAAACCATTCCTAAAAAGCTACTAACTCGTAATATAAAAAATGCTAACTTTCGTTTAATTGTTCGGTGATACTTTGCTCAATAGCTTTTAAAAGTGCATCAACATTAGCCATATCACATCTATAAACGTCATCTTCGTGTGGGTAAACTTCCCAGTAAGGTTCTCCATAACATCCTAATTGGTCATAGCAATCTAAATAAACACTAACTTCTGCATCGCCTTTGTAAACTCTAAACCTTACAACCGCACCAGCAAAGCCTGGTGTTATTTTAATCTTCCAATCACTTTTAAAAGCTATTTCAGGTATTTCTTTACTCCATTTGTCCGTTTCCATTAATCTATGGTATTCGGCTATTTTATTATAATCTTTCATTTTGTATAATTTATAAATTTATATTATTTTAATCGCACTTTTCATATTACTGTAAAGTTGTAAGTAATAGCTATTTAGATTTTATTTCGTAATTATCTAATAAGTGCTGTGCTGTTTCCTTACGACATAGATACCACATATCTTCGTTCATTTCTACACCTATACATCTTTTGTCGTCTAACTCCGCAATCAATAGTTCTTTTTCTACGCTACCACTCACAACATCGCATATACTTAATCGCTTAATAATGTCTTTTATATCAAGTATGTCAGCAGGTATTAGCTTATTTGCAGTCCTTTGTTCGTTTCTAAATAATATTTTTTCTAATCTAACTTTTATTTCAGTATTTGTCATTTTTTATAAATTTTAAGTTTAATTAATCGCAACTAAGCATATACGTAATTCGTTGTGGTGCATTAAAGACCTAACATTTGAAGGATTGCTACTTGTAACTCGTCAGGATTTTGATTCGATAAATTCTTAAAAGATTTATCTGCTTTTTCTATTTCATCATAAGAAAGTGTCAATCCAAGCTCTCCTTCGTCATCAATATTTGTAGTCAACTTTACAGCTTCTTTATCTTCATCAATCAATCTTTCAACTTTTACCCAACCTTTTGAACATTCTAATTTTATTGCTTCCATAATCAAATAACGCACCACAACAATTTGTATAAGTAATAGCCGTTGTAGTGCTTGTTTTTAATGCTATTACCATTTATTAAGTTAATTTTTAAGTCGATACTTTGTGCTTTCTAATCGGCTACTACTCATACAATAGCCGTTATCTACAAGCACTAAAAAGGTCTGTGCTTTTTCTTTCGGCTGTGCAAATAGTGTCATTATGGTGTCCACCGTGCGCAACTAAAAGAATTTCTTCCATAATAAAACCTCTTGTCTTACCTATTCCTTGAGAGTTCCACCCAAAGCATAGTGCTATTCCGTTAGGTTTTAAAATTCTAGCAATTTCTATTTTCATATTTGACCAGAAACTTGCTTGTGTCGTTTGCATATTCACAGTCTTGCCAAGTTTTTTATAGCATTCACTTACTTGTCTAGGACTGTATGGTGGGTCAAAAAACACTAGGTCTAAACTTTCATCTTCAAAGGTTTTTAAGAAGTCTATCGCATCCATATTAAATTCTGTTCCCATTTCAGGGTCTAGGTCATTAACATACTTGGCAATCCTGTTACGGTTTGCAAAAGGGTCAGCAGATTCCAAATTGCTAGAATTGTAAAACTGTATAAATTCCTTAATCGGTTTTATCTCAAATGTATTTCCGTTAGGCATTGCCCATTTCTTACTTAATTTCATATTTGTATAAATTCTTTTAGCTGCTTGGTTCGTTTCGTTATTTTCCTTCACAGACATTTGCCAAAGTTCGTAACCAGACATTTCACATATATTGTCGTCTATGTCAATATAAAGGTTCCCTATTCTAAAGTTTTTTGCTTTCATTCCGTGTTTAATTTAAAGGTTCGTTATTTTTAATCGTGTCAAATCATATGCTCAACGTTGTACACAATTAAAAAAGGCTTTGTTGCTTTCTATAAGGGTTTAGTCTTTTGTTTGCCTTATCAAAATAATCCTTATCAATTTCACAAGCGGTCAAATCAAACCCAAGTTCATCACAAGCAATCGCAATGCTTCCACCTCCCAAATGAGTGTCAAGTATTTTTTGCCCCTTTTCTGCATAGTGAGTAAGCAACCATTTATAAAGCTCAATTGGTTTCTGCGTTGGGTGTATTTTACATCTTTCTTTTAATACGCTTTGAGTAAAAATCTTTGCAGGTTTGCTAAAGCTAGTCCAAGCCATTTCACACATTGCAAGGCTAAAGTCAAATGGTTGCTTTTTATCCCATATTAAGAAACATTGTGTATTATCCAAGTATTGCAAAAAATAATTACCACCCCAAACAATTTGATTCTTACTTATTCGCTTTAGTTCATCAAAGTATTCTTTACTTGGTATTGCATTGTCCCATCCTTTCTTTTCGTGTTGTTGGCGTACAGGGTTAGAGCTTATGCCTATTCCGTAAGGTGGGTCAACTATTGCCAAATCAAATTGTTTATCCTCGCATTGCTTCATAAAAGGCAAACAATCAACGTTATGGAGTTCTATCTTACTTCTGTACATATACTCATTTTTTAACAGATGTACAACACCGCATAAAAATAATAGCGGTTGTGTGCTTAATCTGTTGGTTAGTGTTTTCTTTTTTGTTTCTCATAATCTGAAAGGTTAGTGCGTTCTATCCGCTACTATTCTTATACATATAACGTTAGGTGCAATTAGTACGCACCATTACTAAACCAATATTTAGTTCCACAATCTTCGCAACAATGCACTTCATCCCAATCCCAATAACTACCATCCATAGTAGCACCTTTACTTTCATTGAAGCATTTAGGGTATTGCTCGTTGTTCACTTCATATTGCTCGTCATTATCATTATGCCATTTACCGCATTTAGGGCATTTATAGTCTTTAACCTTAACTGCACCTAACAATGTATATAAATCATTGCATTTTGGCATTGGCGTAGTTCCATTCAATTTATGTTCAAAATCTGCTGTATTCATAATTCTGTGTTTATTTGTTAATAATGCAACGCTTCATATACTAGTCCGTTAGCCACCATTTAAAGTGGCTTAAAGTTGTCCTTAAAGTATTGTTTAGCTACTAACCATTGGTCATCGTGGTTCTTTGGGTTTCGGGCAATCATATCGCCACTTTTAGGAGAACCATTTTGTAAATCAGGCTCAGAAACACTAATTGCTTTTCGGCTTCTAGTTTTGGTAACTATTAATCTACCAAGTTCAATTTCTTCTTTTGTCACAGGTCGCATTTCAGCAATTTGTGTTCTTCTGTATTTTGTAAATTCCATAATAAAAACGGTGGCTAACAATGTGTATAAGCAATAGTCCGTCAGCCTTTTAACTATCGCTTGGTTATTAATTTAAAGTTCTGTTCATTTATCTAAGTTCGTGTAAGACTACTGCTCATACACTAGTACGTTAGCATTAATCTTGCAAAACTTTTATTCTATTACAGGAAGTACACTCTATCCAATTTGTGTGCCTATGCGTAAACGTTTTATTTCCACATTTGCAAGACTGCCCTTCGGTAATGCTAACTCCAAATAAAATTAAAATAGCATCTGCAACATCATTAAAATCCTCAAACTCTATTGCATTATGTGTTATGTCTTTAAAGTCTAAAATGTAAGTGCTTTTATCATTTAATACTTTTAATATTTGTTCTTTAGTCATAATAATATTTTTTGTAATTAATCTATTCTAATCTTATTCGTGTAAAGTTAGCCACAATTAAAGAGTTTCAATGTAATCTTCAACATAGTCGCTAAAATCATCGTATTTATCATTCCAAACTTCACCTTGCAACCAATCAGCAAAACTCTTTAACAGTTCACTTTGTTGGCTAACATTGTATAAATGTAATTGTTTATATAGTTCTTCTTTGCCAAATACTTCTAATTCATTTCTTCCAAAAGCATTTCTAGGCTTTTCCAATGCAAATAAGTGTTTATCTGCTAATTTCTTAAATTTTTTTTTGCTTATCATAATTATTAATTTTAAAATTCACACAACTACATTTATACTTTACCGTTCATACACAATTGCCTTCGGGCGTAATCAATCGCTTATTTTCTAAATCCCTATATAATTTATTCATTTCAAATAGAATAATAGGACACTTTATTTTATTTATATTATTACTCATTATCCTTAACTTTTCTTCTGTTGTCAATCTCATTTTTTAATGTTTTAATTATTAAACTCTCAAATTTTATAGGAAATTTTTTCCATGAACAAAACCAATTTCGAACGCTTTTAAAATTCCTATTGCATTTTTTTCCAATACTTTTCCATATTAGATTTCTTCGTTTCCACTCAACTTTCTCATAAAGTTTTAAAATTTCTCTTTGTTTATCCATATATATAATTTTTAAAGCAATTATTTTGTTAAAAAATAAGACCTATAATTACTAACAATAATATTATAACTTGAACTCCTACCACTATTCTGTATAATGTTTTCATAATTTATATTTTTGAAAATTCGTTAATATCTTTCACTACTTTTATAAATTCGCTATCAAATTCTTCCCTACTACATTTAACTAAATGAATATCGAATAATTTATAACGTTCAATTTCATCTTCCATACTATCCACTATAGGTTCTAATCCTATATTTGATTCAGATATAGATAATATTAAATTTTTTGAGCACTTTAAAAAGATAGCTCCTCTTATTGATTTAAAGTATTTAATTTCTTTCATTTCTTTCATAATTTATTAATTTAATCGTTAAAATAATTTGTTCTACATTCTTTATTACAAAAATCATTTTTGCAAGGTTCTCCGCAATAACTGCATTCATTTTCAAATTCAGTATCATACTCAGGAGGTGTTATTTGATTCATCATAATTTTTTAATAATTGTTAATAATAATCAAATGTATGTAAAATAAATAAAATAAACAAATTTAAAATATAATTATTTACAGATTATTTTTTAATCCTTTTTTTTTTAGATTTTTTACTAATTCTTAGTTCTGTAACTATAGCTTTTTGCTTCGACTATTTTATTGTCTGTGAATTGTAGATATATTTCTAGCCATCTACCACCTAAAGGCTTAACAGGTCTGCCTCTCTCTATGTGAAATCCTCCGAATCCATCATCATATTCCTCCTTGTACGATGCTGTTCTAAGCATCATTATATCCTTTTGTTTTGTTTTGAAATTGCTTTTTAAAGTTTCAACGCTATAAGTCATCTCGTAATCTTCATGTACATGACCCATCCATATACAGTCAGCACCTTCTATATATGTTGAAAATCTATTATGCTGTATAGTACCTTTAGTTACTGGTCCTCCACCTCCATATCCGTGATGATATTTTATTCTGTAGTTTTGTCTCCCTCCATTTTCTGAATTATTGAATCTTGTTATTATCCAACCTCCATATCCTCCAACATGTACTTTATTAGTTGGATTTGCTATTGTATTCAATCTCTCAACAAATCTTTGAATCATATCAGTTTCTAAATTCTTTAAAATAGCTGTTTCGTGGTTTCCATATCCTATTACACTTATAATTTCAGCGTATGGCTTAAACCATTCAGCTGCATCTTCTATTATAGCATCTATATAATTAACTTTATTATGTTCGGGTCTTATATCTAGTTTAGACCTTCTTGGATCATATTTTCCTTGCATAACGCAAAACAAATCGCCATTTATAAAAACTTTATTATCATTCAATTTAGCTTCATCTAAGTGCTTTTTTAGTAGATTTCTATCACAATGAGGATTATCCTAATGCACGTCAGATATTAATAAGTATTTTACTTTATGTTGTTTTAATGGTAAATTAACAACGTGAACATTCCTTTGGATTTCGCTAATCATTTTATTATTTTTATTAATTTTATTAATGGTTTTCTCAATATATATAAAGTAGCTATAATGCTATATATGAGTAGTTTTAAGTTTATTGGATTTTTAATTTCTTTTATTTCAACTATTTTTTCATTTTTGATAGATGTTTTCTTTAATTCACTATCTCGCTCAACAATGCTATCTCTTTCATTCTCTACAACTAATTTATTATCCACAGTCTTTATGATAGTCTTATCTTTTCCTATCTTCAATGTATAGTAAAAAGGTCTTATGCTATCACATATATCATCTACAACTATTCTATTTAGTTGTTTTGGAGTTATCTTTAAAATTTCTCGTTGATAAATAGTATCTGAAGTTTTGGTTTCTATAACCTCTTTTTTTGATTTACATGATAAAAGTAGTAATAAAAGAACAAAAAAAATATTTTTTCTCATAATAATTTGCAAAGTAAATATTAATTACTATATTTGAATAGCTTTAAATTAGTATTCATAGTTAAAGTTTGATGGGTTAGTAAGAAAACTACATAATATATTTATGTAGTTTTTTTATTCAATACATCCAAATAACATTTTTTGGCTTGTCTTGGTCTATATCGCAATGTATAAATGTCTTAGCAATACCAATTCTATTAAATCCAGCGCCTATAAGTGCATTCAGTATTACACTTCTACTTCTACTATCTACGCACTTTATATCAACTGCCAATCCTTTTAAATGACTTGAGTTTTTAACCCCTCCAATTTTTTTATTATGTTCTTTCGTTCTATATCCACTATTTATTATAAATGGAATTTTAGCATTACTTCTAGCTTCAATAAGCATATCTATTAAAGTTTCATCCATCAATGCACCGCTACCTTTTAAATCTGGACTATCAAATTCTCTTAATTTGAAAAATACATTTTTTATCATCCCTTTATTTTTTGCCAAGTTAATATTACAAATGTTATAATTGAAGATATAGTTCCGAATATAATAGATGTAACCTTAACAGTTGTCTGTAAATCTCTATATTTATTCTGAATATCCTTTATTTCAACATCATGTCTATTGCTTTTTTCAATAAATCCCTCACTTTTTGTTTCAGAATCACTATTAAAATAGAATAACATACGCTTTACATTTTCGTTTGTTTCTTCCTGTTTTTTTTCTAAAGAAGCGAATTTCTCCGCCAAATCTTTTATTGAAGTTTGGTTTTGCAAGGCTATTTGTTTTTGAGTTAATCTATTATAGTGATCGGACATTATTTTTTAGCTTTTATTAATTGAACTAAAATATCTATAGCACCTTGAGTTCCTATATACATCATAGCAATATTAACCCACTGGTCTGACGACAATTTTTGAGCAAATATCAAGAATGTTGCAATTATAAAAACTGTTAATTTTTTACTAATTGTAAAATTTAAAATTTTATCTATTACTCCCATTTGTATATTATATTTAAAAATCCACTATTCACAAACCTACCATCGTCATATAATTGCCTTAAATCTTCTCTCCACCTATAATTATATTGTGCTGATATTCCTATATTTTCAGTTATCCAATAGCGTGTTTCTGCGTTAAATCCATAGCTTAAAAAACCTACTTTACCCCTAATTATTTGTATTGCCTCAACACCTGCTAATAACTTTATATTATCTGTTATATTTACTTGTTTGTTCGCAAACATACCCCAGCTAAAGTATTTTATCTCATTAAAATATTCATATTGTATGCCTATTTCTCCCCAACTCTCTATACTTGTAACCTTAAATTGTATATCTAAACTTGGCTTATTTACTTCGCTACCATATAACGCATTTGATACATCAAAACCTAAACTAACTTGCTGTGCTGTTAGTAAAAATGGAAATAATAATATTAATAAAATTCTATATATCATCTTCTAAATCTTGAGGGGTTATACCATAGCTTTCTCCGTTTTCTTGTGCTATGTTCATTAAAGTAGTTTCTTTTAACCTTTGTTTAAGGTTTGGGAATAAATTTTGTGAACTTTCTAATGGTGCTAAAAGATTGGTTTCAATTTCAGTAAATAAAGGTATTTCAGTAACTGTTTTTATTTCGGATAATTTTACAACCTCATTACTTTGGTTATAGTAATAGTAATACCCTATACCTGTTGCATTGTTTCTATTTACTCTTAACTCATCTATTATTAAATGTACAATAGCTGTTGTTACTCCTCTACCATAAGGCACTTGCTTTTCTGTTTTTGTCTTTAATCTTAACATATTTTATATTTTTAAGGGATATTCCATCTGTTAATTATATCTGTATGGATAATACCTGCATCTGTTGTTACGTCACTTGGAAATATTATTATCTCTTGAACACCACCTTTAAAAAAATTTCCTACCCTATCTCTTGCTCCAAAAAATAAATCATCATTCACATAAGTACCGCTCCATAAAAGTGTACTTCCGATATTACCATTCCCATATCCTGTAATTTCAGTAGCATTTTTTATCACAGAAACTAATTTTTGGTTGGTTGTATTTATCTGTATATCCATATCAACAGATACAGTACCTCCTGTAGCATATAATGTAGATGCTCGTTTCTCAATTCTATTATCTTGCCACACAGCCAATCCAGTGGTTAAAGAAGTATCTGAGGTATGTAGCAGACATCCTAGTTCAGTCCCAAGTGCTGTATCTTGGTGAGATGTCGTAAATATTGAAAAATCTCCATTAATAGAACTTAAACCACTTGCAAAATTCAAACGTAATAAATCATTTATTCCATCAAATAATATCGTTGGATTTCCGTTTTTAGTTTCAATAATACCAGCCGTGATAAACTTAGGCTGATTTGATGACCCTAATTGCTGCATAATATCGTTAGAAACAATAGCACCTGTTGGATTTTGAGGTAACCAAGTTTGAATATAAGCATCGTCACTTCCTATCCAAGTAGCTAAAGTAGTTGCTGTTGGTGTTTCACTTCCATCCGCAACAAAACTACTCAATGATAATTCTCCATTAGTATCAAAAAAAACATACTTTAAATTATTATCACTACTACGTCTTAACTGTATAGGCGCAATATTCCAACTTGGAATTATCTTTTTTAAAGAATATATTTGTGCCGCTTCACTATAGTCTGCAACATCTCCCTGACTTAAACCATTTAAATACCATTGATGCGGATTAAAACTCATAATTAAATATTATTTATATATAAGTAATCTGTTGTACCATAACTTACTATACTTGCAGTACTACCAACTGCTCCATTTAAAATAGCTGTTGCATTAGCTTGTACTAATGTACGCCCTGCACCTTGTACAAAGGTTACTGCACCTGTACCTAATAATACATAACTTGCTGTAATTGCTCCGTTAACTGTATAGTTTATTGCATTAACGCCATTGCTTATACCTATTACTTTGCCTTCTTGTGTATCTCCACTATCTGTTAAAGTTGCTTGGGTTATACTTACTGTTGTGGTTATTATATCTGCGTTTGGTTCTGCTAATTTATTTGTATTAGCTAAAACATTTGTGTTATTACTAACTTCTGTGTCAAAATCGCTAATTGTACTTGCTGTTTGCGTCCCTGTATGGTTAGTCCTATTTCTGTCGCTACTATGATAATGTAAAGTACTATCTCCACCATCTGTTAAGTCAGTTGCATTAACATCACTTATATTATTTACTTCTGCCCCTGATTCAATACTATCTAATTTAGTCTTATCTCCATCTACAAATTGCCCTTCGGCTGGTTTAGGCTGTAACCCACTTAAATCTTGATCGCCTGTATTAGTACCACTTGTATTGCTTAAAATAGTCCTTTCCGCTGCTGTTAATATTTTATTGGTTGTTCCTTCAACCATATTATCCATATCAAAAGCGTCATCATTTACATTTGTAGGGTCATAAACACTTGCCAACATATCGCCTCCACCAGCAGGTGTGCTAAACTCAAC